TACCGGTTGGTAAATATGTAATGCTTGCAGATGAAAGCATCAGATTCTCTTGTGCGAATACAACCACAAGTGACATTGGTGAAATTTCACACCCAAGAGATGGCGAACCTGCATTTAGAAAACCAGTTCGTATTTCAGCAGTTACTGATACTGCAATTACAATGAACGTGGGTAATGCTGGCGGATATACTGGTGCACATACATTCGTAAGTGCTAAGGTTGATTCAGTAGATACAAATGCCATCTACTGGACAGACCCTGCTAAGGTTGCAAGCTATCATACACCAATAGATGTTGATTATAACCCAACAACAGGTGATATGATTATCGACTTTGGTGGATCTCATGATTTCACAACTAACGATCATATCGAATTTAAACCGGCAAGTGTTGTACTTTCATGCGTTAATACTGCGACTTCTGAAACAATCGAGATTGCTCATCCAAGAATTGGCGAGCCAAATTACGAGTTCCCACTTGAAGTTACAGCAGTTGCTGCAAATACAATCACAGTTAATCCTGGCTCAGCAGGTGGATATACAGGTACTCATACATTTGTAAGAGCAGATTATGACGCCGTAGTTAAGCTGCCTGAAAGAGTTACAAGAAATGGTGCACTTGCTCGTAAGCAGCTTCAAGCTAATAAAGCATTCTTGCAAGCTGAAGTCGATGCATGGTTGAAAGACAACTACTTCGTATACGACGACAAGAGATGTGCTCGTGATACCGGATATATTCTTGATGCTGTACGTCGTGACATGGCTACAGGCTCTAATGTTAACGCAGTATTTGCTGGTTTGGCATATAGAACTGGTAACGCAAGCGCAGAAAATGTTGTTAACAATCAACTTACAGAAACAGTTGGTGCGATTACTTGGCTAAAAGGTAAAATCAATACAACAATTACTTCAGGTGCTGCTGGCCTAGCTGCTGACGCTGCATTCGATGAAATTATCGACATCATGAATAACGGTGCAGGTAATGCGAACTCAAGAACATTCGGTACATCTTACGTATCACAAGATACTTTAGATGCAAGAGGACTTCTACAATCTAACAAAGCATTCTTGCAAGATGAAGTAACAGCATGGATTGCAAACACGCATCCAGATCTTTCTTACAACGTAGCAGATTGTGAAAGAGATCTAGGATACTTTATCGATGCGGTATCATGGGACGTACAACACGGCTCAAATGCTGCAACAGTAAATAACGCAAGAGTTTACTTCGATAATGCTGTAAGTGTACTAGCAGAACAAGAAAAACCAGTAACTGCTGAAGCATATGCTTACATTGCAGATATTGCTGGTGGGTTGGTAAGACAAGAAGTTGTGGCAACACAACAAAATGCTACAACTCAAACATTTGCTAATACTCTAACACCTACATTTGCTGCATATAATCCTGTAACTGGAATTATGACTCTGACAATTCCAAGCCACGGTCAATCAGTTGGTGATTACATCGTGATTGCAGAAAATGGTATTACATTCGAGTGCGGTTCTCCTGCAACTCAGATTTCTCATCCAAGAGCAACAGACCCATATTTCAATACACCAATTGAAATTACTAAGGTTGATGGCGATATTCTTACAATGTATGTCGGCACGGCTCAAGGTTATGCTGAAGCACATACATTTGTAAGTGCAGCAACAGACTGTGTCAGACCATCTGTCGCACCTGCGGTTGGTACAGAAGTTGAGAAACTATTCAGAACAATTTCTGACATCATTGAAGAAGATGATTACAAAACAACATTCGGTATTGAAGGTTACGAAGATACAGACGGTTATGTAAGTGGCGGCGAAGGATATGGTACTGATGGAATCAATACCGGTCTAACAACACCAACTATTAAAGAACCAACTCTATCTGGTACAGGATATGACGCAGCAACAAACGTAATGTTTGAAGAAATTGCTGGCGCAACTGCTAAATATCAAACTGAAATTATCGACTATATTAGAGAAACATATAATGGTCTAGCTTATCAAGAAGATAAGTGCCCACGTGATGTTGGCTATATCGTCGATGCGGTTTCCGAAGATTTAGAATACGGTGGAGATTCTGCAACAATCAATGCAGCAAGATACTACTTTGAAGGCGCTATTAATGTTCTGCCTCTATATCAAAGAGAGCCTACAAGACTGGCATTTGAGCATATAGCTGATCTTATGGAAGATGTTGTTACAGAGACAGCAATTACACCTACAACAGGTAATGCGCTAACTCAAGATACTTCGGGTCTTCCTGCTGACGCGGCAACTGGTACAGAAGCTAAGAGATTGGCTAACATCATCTCAAACATTACAGATGATCGTCTTGTAATTCCAGAATATACTGGATCTCTTGATATTACTCAGAAACCAGAAGCAAGACTTAAAAATCTTCCATCTGCAAATACAGACATCGCACCTCTTATCGAGCCATCAAGAACATATGCTCGTAAAGCACTTCAGATGAACAAAGGCTTCATCCAAGATGAGGTTGTTGGATACATTAATGATACTTACTTTACATACGATGAAGATAAGTGTGCAAGAGACGTTGGATACATTATCGACGCTGTAAGAAGAGACGTTGAAACAAATAGTGATTACTCAAGTAAGTATGCAGGTCGTGCTTACAGAGCTGGTAATCCTTCAACAGACACAGTAATTAATGACCAACTTGCAGAAACTATTGAAGCAATTAAGTATGTAAGAAAAGACATCGAAGCACAGCTTTCAGGTACAGCTCTTACAACAGCTCGTGGTGCATTTGATAACATCATCAACATTATGAAAGATGGTGTATCAGGTCTAACATACAACTTCGGAACATCTAGAATTGGTGTTAGCGAAGGTAACTCAACTGATGGCTTGGTTGCTAACAGAACATTCTTGCAAAAAGAAGGTAGAGCATACTTTGAGCAAACTTATCCAGTACTTTGGGCAGCTCTTTCAGCTGAGCAAAGAGATAAGTGTGAGCGCGATATCGGTTACATGGTTGATGCGGTAAGCTGGGATATCCGTCATGGCTCAAACGTTGCTATGAGAGATGTTGCAAGCCTATACTTTGATCAAGGAACATCAGTTCTACCTGCAGATCAGAAAACAGAAACTGCAGCAATCTTTGAGCATGTAGCAACAGTTGCTGAAAGAATTTTGTTGAAACTTCCTGTAACACCTACAACTGGTAATACTGAAACAGTAAGTACTGCATTCGGTAATGTTCTTACTCAGGTTGCTCAAGATGTAGAAGATCTATTTAATATCGTATCTAATATGATTACTGAAGATTCTCTCTTTGGTTTACCTTCAGCCGTGTTCCCAGATACTGTAGCTGTAGGCGCAACAGGATATGCCGATGCATCAGACGTTGCGAAGATTACAGCACGTAAGACAACACTACAAAACGGTGTTAATTCTTATCTGCAATCCAAATTTGATTATCTTGAGTACGATTCAGAAAAATGTCGCCGTGACACTGGTTACATGGTTGATGCGATCTCTCATGATATTCAGTACGGTGGTAACTCTGCGATGTGGAATGCAGCGCAGATCTACTTTGTTAACATGACAAACCTACTGCCGCTTGAGCAGAGAGAGCCTACTAAGAAAGCCTTTACACATATGGCTGAAGTAATGCGCAAAGTAATCCGTAATGAAGATGTAGATCTAAGAATCGGTAAGCGCTTTACACCTACAAATGCTACATACAATCCTTTAACAGGTGTGATGGAAGTTACTCTTGGTGCTCATAACCTAGCGGTTGGTGATTACATCATGTTTGAAAAAGAAAGCATTACTTTCGAATGTGGTTCACCTGCTGTACAAATCTCGCATCCAAGAGAAACAGATGGTTCTTTCGCTAAGCCGCTAAGAATTGATGCTAAAACAGCAACAACAATTACAGTTCAAGCTGGATATGCTAAAGGTTATGCTGGAGCACATACATTTGTAAGTGCGACAGACAATGCAGTAAAAGTTATTAGAGGACAATCATTCAAGCAAGACAAGTCATCATTGGCTGCAAGAAGAGAGATTGCTATGGAAGCAAAACATCTTGCACTTATGATTGCTGATATTGCAGATGATAACAATCCTGATAACCTACCTGCACGTATCGAGCCTAATATGGATTGGGTACCTTCAATCTTTAAGACCGAGAAAGATAAAGTTGACGATGCTCTTGAAGCACTTACAACGAGCATGGTTAACCATATCTCAACAACTTATAAAGGTATCAGTTATCCTAAAGAAAAATGTCGTAGAGATGTGGGCATTATGCTCGACGCTATCTCACACGACGTACAATACGAAACAAACTATGCTACAAGACTTGCTGCTAATATGTATTTCGACAATGCAACAAGCGTTCTTCCATTTGATCAGCGTCAACAAACTGCTGATTTCTATGAAGAAATGGCAAACTACATTAGTAAGATTATTACTGGTGATGTTGCTGGCGAAGCAGGTGGTCCATCAGCAGCGACAGCAGTTGAAGGCGAGTGGGCTGCAGACATGGTTCGTATTGTTGAAGAAGCAATTAGAAGAGATGGATTGGATGCAGTTCCTGAGCTTATCGAACCTAACACAGCATGGGTTGATGATAGCAAGGTATCAGCAGGTAAGATGATCGATGGAAAACTCGGTGATCTTGCAGATGATGTAACTAAGTTCATCTCAGACAACTTTACTATCGTAGATTACAGCAAAGCTAAGTGTCGCCGTGACTCAGGTTACATCATTGATGCTATGAGCTGGGATTTGAACTACGGTGGTAACCTAGCATCTCGCTGGAACGCAGACTTCTATTACTGGAATAACGAACTTCGTATTCCGGAAGATACAAGAGTTGCAACAGCTCAATCTTATCGTCAACTTGGTAAGATTGTAAGTGATGTTACAGTAGGTAAGTATCCAGGTCAGAAGCTTCGCCCAGAAATGGGATCTGAAGCTCAGCAAGCGCAAGCAAAAGACTTGGGTATGATTTTCTACAACGCACTATTCTATAACACACCAAGAGCTCTTGGTAGAACAATTCAACCAGACTTCATGTGGGAAGACAAGAAGAATAAAGCGTTTAGATTCTCAAGAGATATCTTGTTGAATAATAAAGTTGCGCTTCAGAAAGAAGTACAGAGATTTATTACTTCAACATATAAGTTTATCGATCTACCTAAAACATATCGTGATGCTGGTAACTTAATTGATATTATACAAAACGATCTTCGCTTCACAGATCCTTCACAGAACCCACCAATCGAAGGTTCTGATAAAGCAATGAGATCTTTTGCAGCAGCACTATACGATATTGATTCAAAATCAGTATTCCCAGTGTTTAACCCACCAAGCGCGTTTGCTAACTGGAGAGATCTAAGATTTAAAGGTGCGGGTACAGTAACAGAACGTGATGCATTAACTAATCCAAAGAGATGGGATGCATTCGTTGTATCAGCAACAGGCGGATCTAACCCAGATAATAACGATTATGTTGGTGAAATTCATTACTGGAATGGCACTGGATGGATTGCAAGTGGACATCAAAACAATGTAGATTTGCTAGTATCTTTCTATAAAGCTTGGGAGCGTATGAGAGATTATATAAATACCAATATCGCACCTAACGCAGCACATAGAGCTATGATTACTGAATTGATTGACGACGTATTGATTAGTACAGTGTTGAGACCAAACTTCTTGGCATTTGGTTCGCTTGTTGAATCCATTGCCCACCAGTTTAACGGCGCATCAGCAGGTGTTAACAGAAATGCGTTGCCGTTAAACTTTAGAAACGTTGGTGCTGCAATTGGTGCTACCGCTTCTGTTCTTTCAGAAGATGGTGGTAGAATTAGATGGTCTGGTTCTGACGAATTGAACAACCAGTACTTCGCAAGAGGACTGAGAATCAATGGTAGAACAGGACGTATTGAGGGTAGACCGTTTACGTCATCGGTCAGAAAACTAGCTAGAAGAGCTTCTAACAGTAGGGCAGTACTATAATGGCAATTACAACTATATCAACATCCCAGGCGCCCGACGCAAAACCGGTCGCCAAAAACTTAACATTAACGACGAACTGGGACATTCTTATTGAAGTGCCCAACTACGAAGTTCCTGAGCTTGTTTTTGGCGGTTCAAACGTGGTTGAGCCGGGTGTAGGCGAAGTCATCAGTCCTTTGATTATATGTAATTACTCAGCAAACACTGTAAACGTCGATGTACGCACGCATAGATACGCATTAAACCAGGAATTTTACGTAATAAGAAACATGCCGATTCCGGCATATGACACCTTCGCTTTGCCTCTAAATGGACAATTCTTTGCATCGGGTGATTTATTGGAAATTAAAGCGTCCGCAAACTTAGCGTGTGACGCTACATTGTCGTTCACATTAGGTCAGAGCGAGGAAGACGATGTCGAGTAGATTTAGAAGCCTTAGAGGTCGCACAACTCTTATAGGACAGGGCTTACCCCAAGATTATACGACGCTCGATCCTGCGGCACACGAAGGATCTATTGTCTACACGACTGCTGGGCAGATGCGCTACTCAGATGGTACCAACTGGGTACTTTTTGATGCAGCTGCGGCAACTTCTCAAGGCACCCAAGGTGTCCAAGGTGTTCAGGGCTTACAAGGTGACTACGGTCCAGGATTTACAATCATTGGATCTGTCGCTGATGTAGATGCCGGTGGCGACCCCCAGGCCACATTGAACACTGCTTTTCCAAGTCCTAACATCGGCGACGGTGTTATTGACGAAGCTGATGATGAACTTTGGATCTATGTTGGCTCAAGCACTTGGGTAAACATTGGTTCTTTCCGTGGTGTACAAGGTTTTACGGGTAATCAGGGAACCCAAGGTGCTCAAGGTACTATTGGTGAAGAAGGTATTCAAGGTCGTCGCGGTTTCCGTGGACAACAGGGTGTTCAAGGTATCCAAGGCTTTAAAGGACAACAAGGTGTCCAAGGTATGCAGGGTATTCAAGGTACCCAAGGTCCACAAGCTTACCAAGGTGTACAAGGTATTCAGGGTGTCCAAGGAGTTCAAGGACTTCAAGGTATTCAAGGACCTCAAGCCTATCAAGGTGTGCAAGGTACTCAAGGTTGGTACGGTATCCAAGGTTGGCAAGGACAAGACTCTGGTCTAGTACTTACATATAATCTTTTAAATGATATTACAGAAGCAGATCCTAGTACTGGCGGGGTTATCTTTAATGCTGCTTTAGCAAATACTGATAACTTTTCAGCAGTTACACAAATTTGGATTGATGATACAGATAATCATAATGTTAATGTTGAAGGTCTTTATCAGGCGATGGATAGTGCATCGTCAACTAATAAAGGTTATTTGAAATTTACAAAAAGAGACAATCCATCAGATTATGTAATCTTTTCAGTTCAAGAATTAACAGATCAAACTGGTTACTGGGAACTCGACGTTACATACATAGCTGGTGATGCTCTTAAACAAGATTTTACAGAACTAACTTCGCCACCTAGCACATATACTTCTTATCCACTCGTTGTCGCATTTGACATTTCGGGTGATCGTGGTTTCCAAGGCATTCAAGGACCACAAGGTACTCAAGGCGTACAAGGTTGGCAGGGTACACAAGGTACTCAAGGTCCTCAATCAGCTCAAGGTACACAAGGTTTCCAAGGTTGGCAGGGTACACAAGGTACTCAAGGATTACAAGGCCGTCAAGGTACGCAAGGCCCACAGTCTACTCAAGGTATACAGGGTACTCAAGGCGTACAAGGATTTAGAGGAAACCAAGGTGTACAAGGCTGGCAAGGTGTACAAGGTCGCCAAGGCACACAAGGTGTTCAAGGTGGATTCGGTACTCAAGGTGCTCAAGGCTACCAAGGTGTTCAAGGAGTTCAAGGTACTCACGGCGAGCATGGTGGTCTAACATTTGAGTGGGCATTTGACAGCGGTACCGCTACATCAGATCCTGGCACGAATAACTTTAGATTCAACAACTCGGATCCTACCCAAGCAACAAGAATTATTCTAGATGATATTCCTTCTGATCAGTATTCAAATCAGATTGACGAGATTCTAGATTATTTGGCTGGACTTCCAGGTACTCCAAAAGGTCATATCATTGTTTCACACGCAGGTGGAGACGGTGACGGTCCTGGCGGTCATCATTTTGCTGCTTACTCATTCTCTAACTTTACTTGGGATTCAGTTTCTAAAAACTGGGGTTACTTTGACGTAACAAATATCGAAAGTACAGTTACAAACTGGCAAACACAAGTCGTTGATACACATGACGAATTTGCTATCATTAACTTTATTCCAGGCGGTCCTATTGGTCCACAGGGTACTCAAGGAACACAGGGCACTCAAGGAACACAGGGCACACAAGGTACTCAAGGCGTACAGGGTGTACAAGGTCCACAAGCATATCAAGGTGTGCAGGGTACTCAAGGCTTCCAAGGTATGCAAGGCTTTGAAGGAGCCCGTGAGTTTACTGTTACTGCGCCAAATGCTCCTAACGATTACACAATCGATGGTGTACTTGATCCTGATCTGCATCTTCTAAGAGGATTTACATACGTATTTGATATTAATGCAGTAGGTCATCCATTCCAGATTAGAGTATCTAATGGTGGTGCTGCATACAATACAGGCGTAACAAACAACGGCACAGATAATGGTAAGCTAGTATTCAGAGTTCCATTTAATGCTCCAGATACATTGTACTATCAGTGTACAGTACACGGCGCAATGGGTGGAAACATTACTACTTCCGAGGTCGGGCCGCAGGGTATTCAGGGTATTCAAGGAACTCAAGGTGTACAAGGCTGGTACGGTTTCCAAGGTACACAGGGTATGCAAGGTTTCCAAGCTGCTCAAGGTATTCAAGGTGATTATGGTTTCCAAGGTGTGCAAGGCTTCCCAGGCCAAGTTGGTCCACAAGGTGCTCAAGGTACATTTGGTTTCCAAGGTGCTGATGGTGCGCAGGGTTCAACAGGTAGCTTCGGTGGCGTAACATTCGATTATACTTGGTCAACAAACACAGCAACATCAGATCCTGGTGTTGGTTATGCTAAGATTAATAACTCAAATGGATCTTCTGCTACACTTCTTTTGATGGATGATCGTGATGATAACTTCACAGACATTCAGCCATATCTAAGAACTATCGATGATTCCACAAGTGCCATTAAAGGTCACGTTAAGATCACTGAAAAGCAAACACCTGCTAACTTCCAACTATATACTATCAGTGGAGTAACGGAAGCTTCAGGTTATTTTGCCATCGATGTTTCTTACGTATCTGGTTCTGTAGGTGGTTCATTTGCTAATGACGAAGATATTACCATTACATTTGCTAGAACTGGTGACGTCGGTGATCCAGGCTCACCTGGTCCTGCTGGTATCCAAGGTCCTCAAGGAACTCAAGGTGTTCAGGGTTTCACAGGTGCCGGTACGCAAGGTATTCAAGGTGATCAAGGTGTACAAGGTTTCCAAGGTCCTTCAGGTACTCTAGGTGCTCTTGGTCCACAAGGTCCACAAGGTACTCAAGGTGTACAAGGTGTTCAGGGCGCTGATGGTGTTCTAGGTGGAGACGGTATTCAAGGTTTCCAAGGTATCCAAGGTACACAGGGTATAACTGGGCAAGGTACACAAGGTACGCAAGGTTTTGCTGGACAAGACGGTATCGGCGGTACAGGTATTCAAGGTAATCAAGGTACACAAGGTGTTCAGGGTGCTCAAGCCTCACAAGGTGTTCAAGGTATCCAAGGTGATTCAGGTACTGGTTTCCAAGGTACTCAAGGTCCACAGGGTCTTCAAGGTACTGACGGTGAATCTGG